CCCCACTGTTCTTTTGCTATTAGATTTATTTCTTCTACTTCTTTCAGCCCTATGGAATAACCTGGTAGTGTATAATCATACCTGCCCTTGAAGTTATACCTGCCTATTGCAGGATTCTTAAAATCCTCCGCCATCCATATCGCCTTCTTGAGGTGTATCTTCTACCTCTTTTGCTGTCTCATGGACAACTGTTATAGACTCTTGACATGCTTCTATCAGGAAGTCTATATTAAATGTAGCACTCTCCTTACCTTGTTGCTTCATACTATAAAGCAAGGCAAGTAGTTGCGTTCTGCGGCTAGCCTGAGACATCAGTTCCTTTCCTCTTTTGTTTGTTAAGGAATCTTAGTTGTTGTCTCATCTCCATCTCAGTTTTAAATGGGCCTGTAAAACCATATTTTAATAACGTTGCAAGTTTAGGACCATTTGCTTGTTTCCAACCTTTTGCAAAGTTAATGCAATAGTATCCTGCGGCGTAGTATACTTCGTTACCTTCTATTTTAGTGTACAAAGGTAACTTAGGATTGTAGTCTGGGTGATCTTCTTCTACAGCAAAAGGTAACTCATAGTCTACAGCATAGCCGTTGATATAATATGTATCTTGTCGCTGATGACTTTCAGTAATTTGCTCTGAGAACAATTTAATGTTACCAAAGTGTTCACTTGCTTCTGATTCATCTTCAAACTTCAGTAGTTCTTTACCTGTGATGTACACATACTTTTCCTGTACATCTTTATTAAGAATACCTAATTTATTTTCGCCTTGTTTAACTAGCCATGCTACATCAGAAACCTGTTGTAGTCTAGTTACTTTTGGGTCTACTTTCTTTCTTCCCATGTTGTGTCTCCTGTCTGCTAGGACTTTTTATATAATCATCTCTACTCATTGGTCTCCGTTCTCTGGACAACCACGGTGGCAAAGTTTCACCGTCTTGTGCAATTGGTCTTACATAAACCTGATCGTCTACTCTTTCGAATATACTTGCAGTCTTACCACTCCAACCATGTTGCAAAATCCATTGAGCCTTTCTTGCATCATCCCAGTAGTCTCTACTCACTGACTTCGATGCCTTTTGTTGAAGGCCCTGCTGAAATACTATATGAAGTAAATGCATCACTATTTATAAAGTCGAGTATCTTTTGCTTAGATACATCACCATAGTTCATTATTTTACTTTCATACGGTACATCTACTTGTACTGTCATTCTAATTGTGTCGCTCCCTACATTATCGTTTGTAGGTACGCCACCACACTTATTTAATTCTTTCATTTAATCATGTCCTATATGCACACCAAAAAAGTATCCTATTGCTAATGATATAGGCACAATGACTAATAAGTCCATTAGCCAATGTAGTGCGATTGCTAATGATATTATCTCTTTCCAATGCAATTGGCATACATCTTTCCAGTGTTTTATTCTGCTTAACATATTAATCTCTTGCCACAAATGTTAATTCTTGTTCCCAATTAAGTTTGTTACTCTCATAACTAGGACTATTCATTTGTGATATAATAAGTCTACCACCATCCATGTCTAGTCTAATGCTGTCAGTAACAAAGGTACCTCCATTCACATCATGCACCACGGCTTCAATGCCACCGCTCTTGTCTTCTGGGTGTAAGTTTTTAATTAAGAATACTAATTGCTCTTTGGTCATTATAATTTTATTGCTAGTAATGTTAATATTGCTATCAACAACACGTTAGTAAGAAAGATGCCTATGGCTAATATTGTATGATACCATATCCATCTAGTTTTGTATGCATTCTCAATCGTTATCTCATTAGGATCTACATCATCCTGCATCATGTCGATAACGACTGTTTCTTTTTTAATAGGCTCTGGCTTCTTCCAAAACTTAGTTGTAAAGAATTTAGTTAGCCAATCCACTTTCATCCTCGCCGTATCGTCCTCTGTCCTCATTCCCGTCATAATTTAATTCGGTCATGCTTTTTTGTTTCATTCGTTGATCCATATTAGCATCAATGAGTTCTCTATACTTAACCTTGTACTCACTGTTATCAACTTCTTCTCGATATTTGTTCTTGTACAAAATAAGTTCTTGTTCTAACATCGCAATTTTTTGTTCTAATTGCGTAATATAGTCTGCTGTCATTTCCTTTCCTTAGGTTGTTTGTATACCACTATTTAGTATCTCGGCATAATCGTTAGGTGTCTCACTCATCCTTACCAAGTTATGTTTTGCACAGAACTTCATAAAGTGAATACCTACATTGTTTACTGTAGGTGCCGCCTTTGCTTCTTCTATAACTGCTTTACACTTTGCTTTAATGTCATCAGGCTGTAGTGTTAAGTCAATTAATATCTTGTTACGCTCAAAGTCATCAATAACTCTGTGCTCTTGTTCTTCATGATCAACCCAACGTTGTAGCATAAAGTTATTGTAATTAAAGCCTTGTGTAGCCATGTCTTCATATGCTTCTAGCATACCTGTCTTGTTCTTACTGCCTTTCTTTCTAGCACCAGGGTATGCACTAAACACATTGTCTGAACTATCACCACGCACACACTTTTCAAACAATATCCAACTAGGATCAGGCAATGCCTTCTCTTCCTTAGTCTTTTTATCTATAACTCTCTTACCAGTCTTAGCATCAATAAAGCCATCTAGGCTAACAATTTGATCTGTTGTGCCGTTGTACTGCATGACATTAGGAGCCATCAACTGATAAAAGTCGCTGTCAGTACTAACAATAATATGATTATCATCTGGGTGTTGCTGTATCCAAGTAGCAATCAAGTCATCTGCTTCGCTCTCAGCCTGTCTAATGACTGTTACATTAGTCTTATCCTTAAAGAACTCAACCATGTCATTATATGCTTCAAAGTATAACTCATCGTCTTCTTGTTCACGAGGGGAACGTTTATCCATTGTTACCTTACGATTTGCTTTGTAAGGTGTATAAAAGTCTTTACGCCATGAACGTCCTTCTAAACAAAACACAACATGGGAGCCGTTAAAGTCTCTCCATACTTTCTTAAAACTATTGAACATGATATGCATTGCCATACCAATTTTCATGTCAATGTCTTTGCCGTGTCCAACATGCTTTGCTCTAAAGAACATGTTTAAACTATCAACTAAAATATAATTCTGTTTCATTAATGACTCCTCTCTCCGTTAAAAACACATATAAAGTACATACCAAGATGCCCTGTATTATATACTCTATGATACTCTCCATCTTCTATTAGTATAACATCTCCTGCTTCAACTGTAAACCTATTTCCGTCAATTTCCATCTCACCCTCGCCTTGGATAAAATGATATACTTCCTCTTGCCCTTCGTGGCTATGTCCGGAAGTCTTTTGATTAGCTCTAAGGAATGTACTGCTAACAACAAGTTTTTTTAATAGTTTGTTATCTTGTATCTTGTATGTAGAATTATCTTTAACTACATCGCCGCCAATATCTTTAACTTTAACTTTTTGCATTACAGTTCGTCCTTCATTAGATCATCAAATGGATTGTCGTCTAAGACATTATCTCTTGCCTTTTCCATATCCGCTTCTAAATTAATCTTAAGATAGTTTCTGTAGTTAGCAAGTATATAGTCGAGAGTTTGTCCGTCCCATGTAGATATCTCTGCTTCTATAACAGGTTGTACTTTAGACATCAGTGTGCCTAAACTATTTTTTGCCTTTTGTTCCGGTGTCGTCATTGTTATCCCTTGTCATAATTACATCAGTGCCGCCAGTTTGCATACCGTAATCTAGGTCTGCTTTTTCTTGTAGCAACACAGTTCTACATACTGCATTGAACCATTTGTTAACAACTGCTTCGTCGTTCTCACCTTGTATGCCTTGCGACTGCAAGTACTGTACAAACTCGTCGTTCCAGTCTAGTTCAAAGTAGCCTTGTATAACATTCTCAGGGTCCATGCCCATCTTAATAACAGTTACCCACGGCTCTTTCTTTTCAGTAGCCTCTTGTTTGTCGTACTTGTTATTAATTATAACTTCTTTATCAATGAGAGCCTCACCTTCTAACTCATATTCTGCTTGAGCAAGTTCTAGCTCTCTACCTTTCTTGCCCCAGCCTTTGCCAGACATTCTAAATGGTATTAGTTTTTTCATATTATCTCCGTAGTGGTCATATCATTGTAACCACCGTTCCTATCAAACTTACGTTTGATTGTTATACGTTTGCAACCAAATTCGCTTTGTTCATATGATATAAACTCTTGTAAGAACAAGTTTTCTCTTGGTTGCTCAAAAATCATATCAGGTGCATAGTCGCTTACAACTCTTGCACTCTTCTGAAATGTGGCACTTAATTTTTTATCTCTAGACATTTTAACTCCAATATACTAGTATTATACGCTCTGGTTGCCAGTTTGTCAAGCATTTTCTGGCAGAAATATATCAATGAAGTAATATGAATTGTTTTCTAACTTTGGTAAAGAAAGTGTCATACCAGTTGTATCAAACGCTTCATTATAAGGTAACGACACTTTTTGTTCTGTAAAAGTGTCATACCATTTAACATCATTGTTCGTAAGGCTTATTATGAATGCACTATGTGAACAATCATTTATAAAGTGTTTGTCATACATCTTATGTAAAACACATACCATTTGATCTATGTCGTCACGAGTGTTATACTTTTGTTTGAGTAGGTCTAGTATTTGAACTGAATGCTCTCTTTCGAGATCAGCACATCTCCATGGGATACCACCTTGCTCTTTGATAGCATTAGGAAGAAAGTTAGGTTGGTCACTGGTCCTATCGGTCCAATGTACAATCAAGTATTCTCGGAGTAACTCCTCGTGCAATTTAATTGGAAGAAACCCGTCCATACTATTTTCCTATAGCATTACCATATATGTGTACATGGACTCTGCTTGTATAATTATAACCACGTTGTATTGCTTCGTCGGCTATAGTGGCTTCTGTTTGTACTAAGCCTTCAAAGGTGCCGCCAACTCCCATAATCCATACAGGGAAGTTACAGCCGGCATCTCTAAACATTTTTGTATTTTCTTCTACTTCTTTCCAACTCTCATCAGAACCATTTACTACAAATTTAAGTTGACCATGTGGTGATACTTCTGCGTATCTACCTATTACATCAGGCTGTATTGCTTTTTTAGGCTTTTCACCTGCTGTACTCCACAGTTTGGGAGACAAACTCCAATACCATTCTCTGTTATTAGAAGACCAGTCCTGTATGTAAACTGCTAGTTCATCTTCAATAGGTCTAGTACCGTTAGTTTCTACAGTAACATTGTTAGGCATGTTACCTCTTAGACCAAACTCTTCTAACACACTTTTCATTCCTGGCTGTGTCTTTTTAAGCATTGGCTCTCCGCCTGTAAACACCATGTGTGAACTTTGTCCAGTTACAGGGTGTACAAACTTACCGTGCGGTAAGAGTGCTGTAAGTTCGTCTACTGCTTGTTCTACTGTCTTATCTGTAATAAGATGCTTGTATCTCTTTGCCCATGTATAAGAACTATCACAACCTTTATCAAACACAGGCAAATCAAATACATTTGTTATGTCTGCAATATCGATAGTTTCATATGGTAATTCATATGTACTTGGATCGGTTGGATCTTCTTGTCCAAAGCCGTTGCATTGTAAATTGCACAAAAAGAAACGCATCCACAGACTAGGAATACCAACGTATTGTCCTTCGCCTTGTGCTGAAAAGAATGTTTCAGAATACTTTAAGTCGTTCACTTGTATGCCTCATGAAAGTTAACACCTAAACTTAACAGTAGTTCTTTGCATTTTTCTTCAGTAACTTTGCCGTGTGTTCTTTCGAACTCGTCCCATATAATTCTATGTAGATCACTCATCTCATAGTTAGTATTACCATCTCTTAGATCCATTAAGCAGTCTGTAATAACTTGCTCCATGCCAAGCATAAACAACTTATTCATTCCTTCTTGATCTGGGAAATAAACTCTACCCTGCATTACAAGTGACAAGTACATCCAGTCACTGATACCAAGTGTCATTACATTTAAGTCGCCAGCATTAAATTCTACATCAAACTTAATGTAATCGTTTTCACTAGCATCTCTTATGTCTGTCCATGCTTCAATGCATTCGAAGACTTCTTCAGTAGTTATTGGTAACTTTCTTTTTATGAGATCTAGCTCTTGTCTACTGCATACCATGTCGCATACAGTATTAACAGGAACTACTGACCGTTCAAGGACAAGTATATTGTTAGGACCTCTTGATTGAATTGACATACTTTACTTCCCACACGCAAATTCTTGTTGTAGTTTGATGTTATCCATAAACTCTTTCTTTGTTCCTGGGTCGTCTTTGAATGAGCCTTTAAGAACAGTTGTTTGTGTAAGACTGCTATGTGCTTTAACACCTCTGTTCTCTACACAACCATGTGTTGCTTGTATGTAAACACCTAAGTTTTCTGTACCACATGCTTTTTGAATCTCTCTAACAATATCGTTAGCAAGTTCTTCTTGCAACGTACCACGCATAGCACACCATTGTGCAATTCTTGTATACTTACTTAGTCCTATTAGTTTCTCACTAGCAATAATACCTATGTATGCTACACCTTTAACTATCTGGTGATGATGTGAACACATACTTGTGAGCTCACTTCTTACAACTAACATGCCTTCGTACCTATCAATACTATCGTTAGGGAAAGCAGTTGCAGGTGGCATAGGTTCGTACCTGCCACTCATTAGTTCGTTTACATACATTTTAGCAAGGCGTTTGCCTGTGCCATTGCTGTTAGGATCGTTTTCAGTATCTATTACAAGACTTTGTAATACATCTTCAAACTTAACTGCGAGTTCATCAATTAATTGTTGCTTCTCGCCTTCTTCGATATGAGCAGAAATATTATCTCCTGCCCAAAACCTATCACCGGCTTCCACCAGTCTTTTCTTTATCTTATCACTTGTATTCAATTCTATTCTCCGAGTTATGGACGAGGATGTCCGTTAATGTTATTTAGATAAAAAGTATAATTCCTGATCATTTATTGGTCTTTTAGCTCAATCATTTTCTTTAAATCTTCAATTTCCCTTTTTAGTGCAAGTTTTTCATACTTCTCTTGCCTTACTTTATCATCACTATCATGATGTTCCCAATGCCTTGTAATCTTCTTATCTAGTTCTCTGTGCATTTCTTGTAAATGCTTAAGATGATTAGTCAAGGATTGTATTGAACTCATTTGGTAACCTTATAGTTTTTAGTCTCCCATGCTAATGAATGGGCTACTATTTCTTCTAGTCCATACACAGGACTCCAACCTAGTTGCTCTTGTGCTTTGCTATTATCTGCATGAGTAACAGGCGGATCTCCAGCACGTCTTCCAGCAAATGTATGTTCAGGAATTGTGCCTGTAACTTTTTCAAATGCATGTATAACTTCTAGCACACTATTACCTGTGCCGTTACCTATGTTAAAGATATCGCTTTTACCACCGTCACCTAAGTAATGCATACTTGCCAAATGAGCTGTTGCAATATCAAATACATGAGTGTAATCTCTTACTGCTGTACCATCTGGAGTATCATAGTCCATACCAAATACTGTAGTAACCTCATCGCTGAGTATGTTTCTACTAATAATAGGAACAATATGACTTGCTTTTTCTTGTGTGTAACCATGAGAGTTATCAGGGTCAGCACCAGCGGCATTAAAATATCTTAATGCAACATAGTTCAACCCAAATGCATTCTTATAGTCTTGTAGCATATCTTCTACAATGCTTTTGCTTTTACCATATGGGCTAACAGGTGCTTTAGGTGTGTCTTCTGTAGTAGGGAAGTTAGTTATGTCGCCATACACTGAACTAGAACTACTAAACACAAAGTTTTTAACGCCTGCTTCAACGGCATGATTAAGAAGTGCAATAGTATTTGCTACATTATTCCAGTAATACCTATCAGGCTCTTCCATGCTACGAGCAACTTCGTGCTCTGCCGCAAAGTGCATAATAGTATCCGGTTTAGTTAATTGTATAACACCCTTAATTTGACTGTTATCTAAATCAAATGGATATAAAGTAACACCTGGTATTTCTTTCTTACGTCTATCGACGTTGATAACATTGTGTCCCTCGTCGACAAGTAGTTTACATACCATGCCTCCGATATATCCACTACCGCCTGTTACTAAAATTGTTTTTGCTTCACTCATATTTTGCTCTTGCTACATGTTTTCGGAAGTCCCATTCATTCCTTCCATGTTGCTCTCCTTTTCCTTCTAGGACATTTAGTGTCCTGTCAATTGTACCGTTCTGATAATCACTTATCTTACCTACATTATACGCTGATAAGTCCTCGTTGTCAATCGCTTTAAACATTCTTTGCAACTTTTCTATTGCATCATCTAAACTCCAAGGAGTATATAAATGATTGTGATTGTTTGCAAACACTTCTGGAAAGGATCTGTAAGCCGGGAATAATGTAAGTGTCCCAAACGTATCTGCTTCACTTACAGTATTACTAACCCAATCTTGTAATGCACAATTAAACAATACTTGACTATCTGCTAACAAGGTGTAGTACTCGTCTTTCTTTAAGCCTGTGTATACTTTAAAGTTAGCCTGACCTAAACGGTTTCTATCTCCTTCGTATAGCAATGCTCTGTCTACATACTCTTGCTTGTTACTTTTTAACTCTGGGTGTCCACAAAATATTGAGAACTCAACCTCAGGGTCAATCTTATAATATGCTTCTGCTAAATCCATATAGAAGTTAGGCTGTTTCTCATCGTCCCAACGAGAACTGAAGCATACTCTTTTCTTCCTTTGTTTGATTGGTATGTTTGAATCAATCCTACCTCTTACTTCTTCTTTACCATATGGTAAACCTGAAACATAAATAGGTGCTAATATACCTGCAATGCGTAAATGTGCCGCAAACTCTTCACTTGCAACAAATATACCGCTCACTACCTGGTCTATCATTTCCTCATACTTACGCATCCAATGGAACATACCTTCCCTAATGAGGAAGTCATCAGGGTCAGTTGTTTGTGCTAAGAATCTTAAATAGATCTTAGGTCTATATTCCGGTGGACTTTGGTCCATAATGTACGGCAAACATTCAATACCAGGAGTAAACATATCCTCATAAAAGATAACATCATCACTAGTAAGTTCGCCGTTCTTCATCATTTGAACAAGGTTCATAGTTTGAGATAAACTGTAATATGAGCGACCGTGAGCATCTAGCACACTACCTGTTACAATCGCTTTACTGTTATCTAACTCGTCGCCTTCAATCACTTGGTAATCAATACCGCGTCTACCAAAGACACGTTCGTTCCAGTCTTGCAGTTGTAAAGTATAGCGAGCCTCATAACTCTCTAAACCCATATAAAATAGTTTTCTCATCTACTTCTCCTTTAAATCGCCATAATCAACGACATGCGTAATCTCATCATTAAGATCCTGTGCATAATCGCTCATCTTATCTGCTTGTTCCTTAGTTACTTCTTCGGGCTTTACAGATGTATTTGCTTTTGTTGACTCTGACTTTGCCATTACATTGCGTTCTTTTTATCTTGAATTTCCTGACGTCTTGCTTTTGCAAGTTTAGTTAAATCCATTAAAGCACCTCTGGCTCTAGTAGCCGCCGCTTTAACGCCTTTCTCTTCGAACTTAGCACTCTCGTCTAAGTAAGTTTCGATTGCCGCTTTTATTTTTAAGTGTGTTTCACTTGACATAATGTTCTCCATTTGTTGTTAAAGGTTTAACCGTTAACACGATTAAATGCCCATTCCATTTCACAGCCGTTCTCATTGTCTTCGGCTACTGAAATCTTTACCCAGCGTTCGGGATACCTTTCGTTAATCACCATTGCTAAGTCATCTGCGATCATCTCGCAAGATTTGTAATCCAGTTGTAGTACTGCTTCACTATACAGTTTCTCCAACCAGCGTTTAAATTGTATAAATTCGATGTCTCTATCATCGTGGAACACTTCAATCCACACTTTAAAGTGGAATGTGTGTCTATGTGGATAGCCTAGGAAAGATACATCATACTCGTCGCCCGTTGCTAACGCAGGGTCTGTTAGTGCCGCAGGATACTTATGTATGCCTTCTTTGGTAAATGTTACCCAAATACTTCTCATCATTTGTCTCCGTTCTTTATTACTATCCAAACTATCAGTAAACTAAAAATCATTCCTGCTATAGCATATTCCATTACCAACCTCCGTCAATGGCTTCCATGATTTCATTCATGTGACCTAACAGTTGTGTAACTGCTTCGTCGTAGTCAGCAATCTCATAGTCAACATCATCTTGTTCTTTGTACATTGCCTTAACTTGGTCACCGTATTGGATAACCATTTCAAGTTGTTCTCTCATTTCATCTGATATTGCCATTAGTTTGCCTCCATTGCTACTAGCATAAAAATCATTACCAAGGCGGCCATTATCAATGGCGAGAAGTTAATTAATAAATTTTTGTCTTGTTTCTTCATGCTTGTTTATTAACGTCCTCATATCCGTTATCTTTTAGTATACGCTGAAACTCTGAATCTTGCAAGAGTTCATCTGACAGTCTTTGCAATGTAGGGTTGTCATCGTTGGTCATAAAGTCGTGCCAATCAACTGGATGATTGTTTCCTTGTTTGTCTATGGTATGTGTTTTCTTCATGCTTCTTTATTAGGATTCCACATAACTAAATTTTTAGTTTTAAGTCTGTTCACTACTAATTTGTATCTTGATTGCTCTTCTTTCCATTCTTTCAACCACTTATGCCCGTCACGTTCTGCATCTACAAAGATTGCATTAGTCATTGCTAGTGGTAATAAAATTGCTACATGAATAAAGATACTGCCTACGGTGTTATAGTTAATTACACCTAAGTAGTCAGTTGCTAAGAATCCAAACCATACACTCCAAATAGTAAACAGCACTAACATAAAGTATGTCTGTAAACTAGGGTCTGGAATGTACTTCAATGGATTATATTTAACGCTCATTACACGTCTCCATCCTGCAACAATACCCATTACAGTTCGTCTAAATAGACTTGGCTTTTCTAAACTCGGTTTAATCATATCATTCTCCTTACTCAATGTGATGTCTCACAAACTCTTTTATTACATGCATTCCATAGGATAGCCATGTAACTACAACCAAACTCCAAAAGATTAATTTTATCTCTTCCATTTATCATAAACCAAACCAAGGGTTTAAGAACATAAACGGAATGAATATATACAATCCCCATATTAACTTTTCTAGTCTATCAAATTGCTTATCTTCTGGATACATATTCTTCCTCTGTTGACCAAGCATAGGCTCCAATTAATAGTAGTATCATTAAAAAGCCTACTTGATTATTTAGGCTCTCTACTAAACTTATTAGATAAAAATCGGACGTTAATAACGGTCCTAACAATATCTCAACCAAAGTTAACAGTAGTAATAAACTAAGTAAGGATTCTGTTACAAACTTAATCTCAAACTTTAAAAAACTTCTTACTTTGTTCATCATCTGCCTTGCCCTCTATATTTTTTTGTTGATCTTTTTTTACTCTTGTTCATAGTTGACATGCTGATCTTACAACGTCTACCTCTACCACCTTGTCCTATGCTACTGCATTTTCTACTAGGTGTAATTGAACTTGATGTTTTTCTATATAGTGCCATAGTTTCCTTTTATTAGTCTTCGTACATCTCTTCTTCGAGAGCATCGAAACGTTCTTTTAATTTTTGCAGTAATTCTATCAGTAAGAGACCAATCTCGTCATCTTCTTTAGTATCTAATTCTGCTTCGAATTTAATTTTCATAATTAATTATACTATCAATTGTATTGTTTGTCAATCGATAATCTCATCTTTGGTGTATTTGGTCCAATCGGTAAACACTTTTCTATCTAACAAGCCGTTTACTGAATGTGTCCATACACCTGGGTTAGTTGCCTTAAAGTCTTTGTCGTCTAACTTAATACACGCATTGTAATTTAACTGACCAATGTAAGGCAATTTAACACTGATCATAGGTATAAAAGTGTCATACTCTGTCATACCACCTTCGAGAATATTCTCATGGTGACTAACATCATAATCCAATGTTACCCAAATATCATTCTTTAATAGTTCTAAACACATGAAGTCCCAATCAACTAGTTCCTCATCTGTGGGATTGAAACTTTGATTAGCACCTAAGTATATGTGAGGGCATTTGTTGTTCAGTGCCCTTGCAAGTATCTCTTTAGGATTCTGCAAACCAACAACAAACAATGTGCGTTGTCCATAAGCAGGAGTATGCTCTACTTCTGTGCCTATGAAGAACTTAGTGTCGTCTGTGTAGCCTTCTCGTTCCATTTAAAATATCCATTGCAATATTAATACTACTGCTACACCTTTAACAAAACCTAATACAGCCATACCGTATGCTGAAAAGTCATACTTTTCTGCAAAGTCCTCTATTACATCGGCATGCCATTCGCCAAACACCTGTACTCCGTGTTTAGTAGATTGCCATACTATTGCTATTCTATCCATTATACTCATAGATCGTTCTCCTTTATAAAAACTCCGTCAACCATTTTACCTTTACGGTCTTTGATATCGTCCCATGCTTGTTGTAAACATTCTTCTATAGTGAGGTTGTTCCTCTCAGCAATGTTAATTAGTACAACAATCATGTCTCCAATGTCATCTGCAACATCTTTACCTTTACAGATATTGTCCGACAACTCGCCTGCTTCTTGTATAAGTTTAGCAAACTGTGATTTGTCATCGCTACCTTCAATCAGATTTCTATCACGATGCCATTGTGTAATATTTTGTATCAACGTTGTAGTCATATCTTTTTTCTTAAAAATCGAAAAACTCATCTAATACTTCCTCTTTGGTTCCATCATCTTCGCCACCCATACTTAGGTACGATAAGAACTCTTTGTTTTTTGCAATTATCTCTCTAGCATTTGTAGTAGCAGGATCTAACACCTTCTCTACAAAGTTTCTAAACAATAATATATTTACAGGGACATATGGAGATACTTCTCCAGCCTTGCTACTTTTCTTAGCAGGTGCTTTCCAGTGTGTAAAGTCTACTGGTTCGCGAGTTACTTCTACGTCAGCAAGTCTATTAGCCTCTTGTACTGCTGTAATATGATTGTACACACTATGACCCATATAGTATAAGTATGTTTGTGTGTCCCAAGTAGTGCTATCACGTTCAGCATATAACTGTTCGCCTTTGTCATCTAGTTTAGGTTTGCCTTCTTTGTCTGTAAGTGGCTGTCCTTCACTAAATTTAAAGTTACCATTCTTATCTTGGTCACCTGCATTCATTGTACATAAGTCGCCCATTGTGAGCCTTTCCATCACAGGACTATGCCCAAACGGAGCAGGTAA